AAAGACATTAAACGAGCTCACCGACGTAGCACAATTAATACATTTTAGTAAATCAGAAAAGAAAAGAAAGAGAAGTCAACAAATAAAAGATCAGTTTACTACATCCTCAGTAGTACAAAAACAGAATCTATCGCTTAGAACTATAAAACCAATTACAGAAAATCAATCTATTGCTTTTTCAAATTGGAAAGAAGGTCAAAACTTATTGTTACATGGGTTAGCAGGAACTGGTAAATCATACATTTCTTTATATCTTGCTCTAAGAGAATTATTCACTCAAGCTTCTTACTACAAGCACGTCTTAATCGTCAGAAGCGTAGTCCCAACACGAGACATGGGGTTCTTACCTGGGTCTATAAAAGACAAATCCAAAGTATATGAAGCACCGTATCAAGGCATTTGCTCTGACTTGTTTGGCCGTGGTGATGCATATGAAATCTTAAAAACTAAACACATAATAGACTTTACAACGACATCATTTATTCGTGGAAATACTTTTCATGATACAATCGTTATTGTGGATGAAGTAAACAACTTAACATTTCACGAACTAGATTCAGTCATTACACGTTTAGGAAATAATTGTAGAATAATGCTATGTGGAGATTATCGTCAATCAGACTTGATTTATCAAAATGATAGAAATGGTTTAATAACCTTTATAGATGTGCTTCATAAAATGAATGGATTTACACACATTGAATTTGGTATCGAAGACATTGTAAGGTCTGGATTAGTTAAATCGTACATAATTGCAAAACATGAACTTGGAATAACCTAAGGAAATTGACTTGTTTAGTGATATTGATATTGAAAGAAAAACGTTTCTTCGTGAAGACATTGAATTTACTGAATTAGAATCTTTTAACGAAGACAATAAAAGATTCTATAAGACGCCAACCGGTGAAAACTACCCATCAGTAACAACTGTATTGGGTAGTAGTCTTGATAAACGTAAATTGTTTGAATGGAGAAAGCGTGTAGGTGAAGCAGAAGCTCAAAAGATTTCTACACGCGCTGCAAATAGAGGAACTTTACTTCATTCAATGTGTGAAAAATATATGCTAAATGATGAATCATTTGCTCAAAAGCAAATGCCATTAACAGTTGAACTTTTTAAGTCTATTCAAAAATATATTGATGCAGTTGAAGTAGTATATGGAAATGAGATACCATTATATTCTCATGATCTAAAGACTGCAGGAAGATCTGATGTTTTTTGTCGGATTGGCGGAAAGAATGCAATTCTTGACTTTAAGACATCAAGTCGATTAAAGACTGAAGAAGATATCGAGAGTTACTTCTTACAGTGCACCACGTACTCTTTGATGATTCGAGAGTTAAAGGAAATAGAAGTTCCAAGGATTGTTATTCTCATTGCAGTAGAAGGCGAGAAACCGCAATATTTTATTAAGTCTACATCTGATTATGAAGAAAAAGTAAGAAGCATATTCTATAACTATCATAGGTAGCAACTATGAATATACGTATCTATAAGTGCCCAGATCAAGAATTAAAGAAGCAAATTAAAGATTTATGTATTCTAACTTTAGAAACATTAGTTACAAGCAAAAGAGTGCTTGACAATACATCAATTTCAATAAGACTTGATGATGAATTCTTATCAGATAAGAATGCTTGGGGAATGTGCTGGTGGAATGATAAGAATGTTAATCCAAGAAAATTTTCAATAATTTTAAGTGAAAATCTTTGTCCAAGAGCATTCAAAAAAACACTCATACATGAATTAATACATATAAAACAATACTTATTAAATGAAATGAAAGATTTTTCATCTGGTCAAGTGAAATGGAAATCAGAAATCTTTGAAGAATCAGAAGATATTAAAGTAATTTTGAAATTTCCTTGGGAAAAAGAAGCATACAAATTAAGTGAAAAATTGTACATTAAGCTATGTACCTAATTTAAGAGATAATATATAATACTACAATATGCTGGCGTAGCTCAGCAGGCAGAGCAGGGGTTTTGTAAACCTCAGGTCGGGAGTTCGATTCTCTCCGCCAGCACCATTTAAACCTGCAAGCGTTTATTATGTTTAAGTGATCCTTTTAACAGGACAAACTTGTCCTCTCCCTTAAATAAGGAGAACATAAATGTTCATAGAAATATTCATGTGCATGATTATGATATGCACTCCACCTCAACCAACCATAGAAAAGGTTGATATGCTTCAACCAAAAGCAATAGTAGGTTATAAACCATATACTCAAGTCTTAAACGAAAAAGATGTAAAGTGCTTAACTGATAACATTTATTTTGAAGCGAGAAATGAAAAGGATATAGGTAAAAAAGCTGTTGCACTTGTTACACTAAACAGACTAAAAGAAGACGAATATCCAAATACAATTTGCAGAATTGTTCACCAAAGAAGTGGTAGAAATTGTCAGTTTTCTTGGACTTGTTCTAAAGTAAGAATAACCGATCTTTATACTTATAAGAAATGTCGTTCAATTGCTAAAGATGTTTTAATGAATTATGAAGTAATGCATGACGTAACTAAAGGTGCAACAAATTTTCATAGGCGAGATATTCGACCAACCTGGGCTAAACGTACTAAACGTACAGTAATCATTGGGAAACATATATTTTACAAACTATGAATACACTAAAAGTAAATTCAGTTAAACCTATTCACGAATTCATTAAAGAGATAGATGATCTAGTAAAGAAATCAAAGATTGATTATATTGATGCAGTTATCTTCTATTGTGAAAAAAACGGTATTGAAATTGAAACCGCAGCATCATTAATTAAAAGTTCAAGTAAGATCAAGGCTAAAATTCAAAATGAAGCGGAAGAAATGAACTATCTTCCACGAAGTGCAAAGTTGCCTATCTAATGGATGCTTTTACTGCTTTTCAAAAATACCTTGCATTGAAGCAACACTTCAATAAAGATGGATATGATTATTTTAAGTATGGTGGAAAGATAACTGCAAAGATCTCTTCTTTTGAAATGCGTAAGGACAAGTATATGTTCCATAAGCTTTCAAAGAAGAAAGATCTTGAAGGATTTATTCTTTCTAATATGCTTGAGAATGAAAATATCTGGGTAAGAGATATGTTGACGTCTGAGTCAGATCAGATCTTTACTGAATGGCTTAAACGTCAACAATCTATCTCTTACATATTTGAATCAGACATCGCTAAACTAAACGATGATTTGAATGAGAACCTTATCATTAAAGACAATGAGTATCCCTACTTACTCAAACTCTTTATGCGTAAGGAGATCTGTATCGAGACTCTTATCATTTGCAATGATGTTTTAAACTTCTTTGGTCATTGGAACAAGCACATCACAGACCCAGTAATCTGGCCTGGTGCTTATAAAAAGTGTATGAAGTATAAGCCATTCATTAAGTATGATAGGGACCGATGTAAGCAAATCTTGAAGCAAAGATTTGTGTAACTATTATTCTTTATGTGGTAGAATAAATAGGTCTATATTATGTGAATGTGGACACACTGTAAAATATATTGTTAATACGGAGAAATACATATGACTACTTCTTTTGCACAACTCAAAAACAATCGTCAGTCTCAGTTTGAAAAGCTTGCTAATGACCTAAACAAGCAGGGCAACTTTGAATCCAAGGAAGACAATCGGTTCTGGAAACCTGATGTCGACAAGGCTGGCAATGGATATGCTGTTATTCGATTCCTTCCTGCACCTAAGGGTGAAGATACTCCCTTTGTTCGTATCTGGGATCATGGGTTCCAAGGTCCAGGCGGTTGGTACATCGAAAAGTCTTTGACGACCCTAGGTCAAAAGGATCCAATTTCAGAGTATAACACTCAACTTTGGAATACTGGTGTTGATGAGAACAAAGAAATTGTTCGTAAACAGAAGCGTCGTCTTCATTACATCAGCAACATCCTTGTGGTTAAGGACCCAGCTCATCCAGAAAACGAAGGTAAGGTCTTTTTATATCAATATGGGAAGAAGATCTTTGACAAACTCAATGATCTAATGAGCCCTCAGTTCCAGGATGAAGAA